ATGATGATAGCGAGGAAATTTTTGCAGGCCACGCCATCGAAGTTGTCATCGATAAAGAGGGAGAAATCCTTCGAGCAGATTTGGTAGGTTAGTAATTAGGCTCTCAATAGATTTTAGAAGAAATAGAGGCTGGGACAAAAAATCCTGGCCTTGTTTGACATTTAGAATGCTTATTTAATGGAAATTTCATTTTTCTGTCAATAACTTTGACACTCCACAGACTTGTTGGATCTTTAGTGATTGGGGTTAGGAAAAGACTTGGACTATCGATTTCTATCATGTTCTCTTTTTTTCTGGGGAGTGAGCAAAATAGTTGCGTTTTTACTAAGATTGCACTATACTTGATAAGTCAACCATTGATTAATCAAATATCAAAGAAAGGAAAAAAATACTAAAAATGCATGAATTACTGTACCAGCTCCATTTAACAGATCAGACCATCACTCAACTTTTTGAGAAACAATTGGGAATTAGTTTGACCCGCTATCAAATCCTGCAATTTTTACTGCAACAGTCACCCTGTAACCAGATTGCCGTTCAGGAGAAGTTACAGATTGACCAGGCAGCCTTGACCCGTCATTTTAAGATACTGGAGTCAGAGGGCTATGTCAGTCGCAATCGGAATCCAATCAATCAGCGAGAAGTCTTAGTTGAATTAACCCAAGAAGCCAAGAATCAACTCTTGGTCAATCCGCCTAAACATCACTTGCGAGTGAAGGAACAGATGGAGAACATCTTATCCTCTACTGAGCAGCAAGACCTGACAGCTTTGTTGACAAAACTAGTATCAGGGTTAGAAAAAATAGAATTTTAAGGAGAAAACGATGTCAATCATTACTACTATTTTAGCAACTATTGTTGCCCTCGAACATTTTTATATCTTTTATTTGGAGAGTATGGCAACCCAATCAGACGCCACCAGTCGAGTCTTTAATATGGAAATAGAAGAGTTGACTCGACCATCTGTAACCTCACTTTTCAAAAACCAAGGAATTTATAATGCCTTGATTGGGGTATTTCTTATTTACGGAATTTATTTCTCACATAGCTTAGAAATCGTAACAATCTTTGTTTTATTTGTCATAGGAGCAGCGACTTATGGTGCCTTAACAGCAGATAAAAAAATCATTCTCAAGCAAGGTGGTCCAGCAATCTTAGCACTCTTGAGTATCCTTTTCTTGAAATAAAAACAACCAGCACTTTCTATTGAAGGTGCTGGTTTTAATCATTCACATTAAACTTTTCTCCGCTTGATTTCGAGTAATCTTTGATAAAAGAAGAATTGACTACTATAGATATAGGGGAAAGTAGGGATGCTCGCGATTCCGAAGCTGATCCAGATAAGAAGATACCATGGTAGGAGTTGTAAATCAAGTACGAAGCGTTGGAACTTATAGCCTTTCATAAGGAAGCGACTGGTTTTGAGTACGCGACTTGGCTTGGCAATTCCAATTGCAAGTGTATCACAAAGGAGCAACTCTACTTGGGAATAAGCGTAGTATTGCGGCAGATAGGCAATGGTTCCCAAAATCATCAGAAAGACGCTACCAAAGAAGTAAAGTGCAAAAGTAAGTAGGAAGTGTTCGATATCTGAATTGGTGACGTCGACAGCTGGAAATTCAGGGTGAAGTTCTACAAATTTACGAGCCATAGCACTGCTGTAAAAGAGCAAGTAAACTCCAAAAAGATTAGGGATGCTCCACAAAAAGAGATAGAAACGCTTGAGCAAGAGAGTCAGAAAGGTCTGGGTGAAGAAGCGATTGTCAAGTACGGACAGACTATCTTTAAAAGAAAGCTCTATCTCGGAAATTCTGTAAAGATTAATGGTTGTAAAAAGAGCACCAGCTAGGATAATAGAACTTGTGAATCCAACTGCTAGAGGAAAGAGTGAGGACTGGATCAAGCTCATCAAAAAAGTAAAGAAGGATTGCTCAAGAATCCCCTCATCAAGTAGGGATAACGGACTTATGAAGCTGGATAGAATCAGGAAAATGCTTGGTAATAAAAAGACAAGCAATAAACGTGGATGTTCAGCTTGAAACTGTTTAGCTTGTTGACGAACTTCTTTTAAATCAATTTTTTGGTATTTCATTCTTTCATTATACCATAAATAGTACACAGCTTGCTAATCCTTTGAAACCAGTGGACTCCTAGCGTGTTAACCAAAAGTGAATACGAGATTGAATACGACTTTGCTTTTAGCTAGAGCGGATGAAATCCATGAGCTGGTCAACGACTTCAACACGTTGATTATCATTGATATGAGTATACATATCAAGAGTGATTTGAATATTATTGTGACCGAGTCTATCCGAAATGATTTTGGCTGTAACACCAGCTTCAAAAAGGAGAGAAGCGTGTGTATGCCTAAATCCGTGAGGCGAAATTTTTTTAAGTTCTTTGTGTTTACAAAAGAATCTGCTAAGCTTCACTTTCATAGTTGCGGCTAAAAGCCATCCCCCTATGTCATTCGTAAAAATATAATTCAAATCATGTTTGTAAGGCACACCAGTCTGGAAATATTCTTTTATCTGCTGACGTTTCCAGAACTTCAGTACATTCAGAGTTTCATCATCCAAGGTGATAACTCTCTTGCTTCTTTTGGTTTTAGGGTCCTGAACAGTTTGTTTTTTGCCAATCACGACAGCCGTTCGAGAAATACTTAACCGTTTATTTTCAAAGTCAACATCTGACCACATGAGGCCGATAGCCTCTCCAGTTCTCAATCCAGAAAAAGCGAGCAAGTGGAAAAAAGTGTAGTCGACTGGCTTGCAATTTGCTTTGTAAACTTTAAGGAACTCCGTTAGTTCCTGTTTTGTATAGTGGTTCTCTTTGGCTTTTAAGGGTTTATTTTTAGGCTTGATAATTTTATCTAAGGGATTTGACTTAATGATGTCAATAGAAGTAGCATACTTGAAAATACGGCTAATAACAGAGTAGTAATTGGAATAGAGGACATAGCGATTGCTTAACTTTATAGCAACCTTCTGACAATAAGCAACACTGATCTGCTTAATCTTCATATCTGTGAAATATGAGTCAATCATAACATTAAGTTTTTTCTTAACGTTCTGATATGTTGTTGGTTTGACGGTATTTTTATAGCTATCAAGCCATAAATCAGCGACTTCAGCGAAAGTAGGATTCTGGAAATCCTCATTGTTTGAGAAACCATTCTCTTCAACATCTAAGAGAAGGTCACGTTCGGCAGCCTTTGCCTCTTTTATAGTTTTAAAACCACGTCTTGTTGTGCGTTTTTCTTTTCCAGTTGCAGGGTCTATGCCCAGGTAGGTTTGAAAGAGGTATCTAGTCTCTCCTTTTTTTGTAATGTATTTTTTTATCATAAAATGTCCTTTCTTTTCGATTGCTTGCCCGCATAGTTGAAAAGGTGTAGAACTTATGATAAACTATAACTGTATTTTTTTATCATCTTTTCCATTGCTTGCTTGATGGAAAGTTGAATCCTCACACTCAAAGTTTGGCGATGGAGAGTGTGGGGATTTTTTATTTTTTTAAGACTTTCAACTTAATTCGAATCTTGAATGAATCCTTAACTGTACGAAGTCTGCCACTATCTGGATTAATATCTTTGTAATCACCCCCATAAATTTCAGCATATTTGATAACTTCATTATTTGAATCTGTTGTTAATCTCAATACTTTTCTATTTTTTGACTTGGTGACATAGCCTAAGTGATAACCACGAACCACAATTTTAACTGCATCGGGGTCAAATTTATTATCAAATTCAGGGATAAACTCTACATCTGGAATTTTAAAAGGTAAGTATTTATAAAATCTATCTTCAAAAATTAATTCCTCTTTAATTTCTTTAGAAGTATATCCTAAATAAGGGGTATCATCTGATTCTCTTATAAGTTCTTGACATAATTCTGAGAAAGCTTCTTGACGATAAGATATTCCTTTTACTTTCAGAACAACATCATAAATAGTTCTCTCGTCAATTTCTTCTTGTTTTAATCTATTTTCTACTCGAATAGTAAATAGATTATTCAGTTTTTCAATTTCATTTTCTATCTGATCGGTAATAGATTGTCTAGGATAGCTGGCAATCAAGCTGAGCAAGACTAAGATACAAACAATAAAAGAGAAGATTGTTAATAATAAGTTCCCAATGAAATTGATTAGAAAGATAGCAACGGCTGTCAATAGTGCTAGAGAGATTATCAAAGCTCTTTGATTTTCCAGCTTACTAATTGTTTTTTTGTGTTGCTCTATTAGTGCTCTGATTTCCTCTTCAGTAAGATTAGTAGAGAAATATAACATGTAATCACCTTTAATTTTCAATTGGCATGAAGTTTTAGTTACTCAGGGTCTTCATCGAGTTTGACCATGATCTCACTTGTCATGGTTTTTAGATTGTAGTAAGACATGAGTTTTAGATAATCAAACTCTGTAGGGACGTCAAGGCTCTTCAGAGCGTCTTAATAGAATCTTTTGTTATTCGGATTTTTTTGATAAGTGTTGTTGAATAATTAAGGCTACGTTGGCTTTTTCTTCCTCGGTCATAGGTGGATCATTTGGGTCATCCACTGAAAACTCGATGGCATGCCACTTATCATTGACTCTAATCCATTCTCTTCGTCTATGACATTGACAATCTAGGTTGTGTTTAATCACTTCCATTGGTCTGCTCTCACTACTCATATTATCCCTCTCTATACAAATCCACGACTTCGCCGATAATTCGGAAGTCCGTCTCTGGTGTGATTGGCATATCCTTGTACGCTGGGTTTAAGCTGTGTAGGTATGCCTGTTCTTTGTCGATGACAAGCTGCTTGATATAAGCATCGCCATTATAGTTGAATACGCCGATAACTCCGTCACTCAAGTCTACGCTTGTCTGAATGAATACCAGGTCACCATCGTGGTAGTCAGGTTCCATGGAGTCCCCTTTGATTGGAATGACGAAGTCGGCATCGATATCTACTGGCAACTCAATCCGCTCCACTCGTACATCGTTCAAATACTGGCCTGTACCTGCAGAAGCTGGGTGGTCGTAGTAGTCGTAACTGTAGAGCTGAATAATTTCCTCCGATACTTCGTTTATCTTCGTTTCTTCTTCGTTTTGGCTCTCCAGAAGCTCCTCAGACGTCCGTAGGACGATTTTTTTATTTTGGGTGGTTAATTGTACTACTTTATCTGTAATCTGCTGTGTGAGCAAATCTGAAGCGTCTGGGAGGTGCTTGGTGGATTCTACTGCATTTTTTTGAACTGGTGGGAAGAGATCATCAATTGAGATATTGAAAGCATTAGCTAGGTCGAACATTGTATCCTTTTTAGGAGATCTAAAACCTTTCTCATAATTCCCGATAGCGTTTTTACTTATCCCTATCTTAGCCCCCAATTCTTGTTGAGTCCAACCATTCTGAAGTCTATATTGCTTTATATTTTCGCCTATGATAATGGCAATTTCTTCTTTATTCATGATTGAGTCCTTTTTGTTTTTCTATAAGTCAAGTATAACACAAAACCCACGAAAAGAAAACTTTTTTTATTTTTTCGTCAAAAAACTGTTGACAGCCCACGAAACGTGTGCTATAATATAATCAAGCTTAAGGAAATAACAAAAACAAACCGGAGGGAAACATCATGAACACATTAAACGAGAAAGCCATCAACATCTTCAAAGCAGTGGTTGCAGAAACTTTACTTCAAAACACATACGAGGAACGTTTCCTCTATGGTCAGCTTGAATCATTCTGGAACAACTGCCGTCGGTTCGCTTTCGGATGGACAGAGTTGGCAGAAGAGATCGAACGCCAAGAGCGTTACCTTCTTGATGCTGGTTTCACTCAAGACGAAATCGATGACATTCGTTTCGATGCAGCGTTCGCAGGAATGCAGGACAAAATGAATGTAGCCTGATCGGTAGCACCAGGGTTCGACTCTCTGGCAGGCTGTTGCTCGTAGAGCGAAAAAATAAAAATAATAGAAAGGAGAGAGGGATAATGAATGCAAATGTTAAAGTATTTTATTCACTAATTTGCAAAGACCTGAACGAAGTTATCGATGCAAAAAATAAAATCATCGCCAATACACTTGACGATGAAACTGTTGAGATAAAAATTGAATGTTTACGTGATGTTTGAACTGTAAAATCATTCGGAGATGAGGCTATCGTAGATCGCGTAATAGAGCCATGGTCGATTGTCTGATAGCTGTTGCAGGAGAGTCGCTATTGTTGCTCTCGTTTACTGTGTAGAGCATTGCAGATGCCAAGGTAGCATCAAGTATAAACTCATCTGTATATTTGTGCTTCTTGTTATCTGAGTAGGTAATTGTCAGTGTGATTCGTCCTTTATAATCTGGTTGTATCGATGATGTAAATTTTTGTCCTGGTGCAATCATATTTCCGATGAGTGAACCGAAGCGGTGTACAGAATTCAATGAATCCAATTCTCCATCTATCTGAATATTATCTATATATGCTGGAGTTTGGCCAAAGTTTTTAAAAACATAGGTACGTTGTTGATTTTTAACTGCATAGGCATCTACATAAACATTAATATAAGGCTTTGCCATATCCTCTGTAGCTTTCTTCGTTTGCCAGAGTGAAATGGTATTAAAAACAAAACCGACAACTGCAATGATTACTGTGATATAGAGTGTCCAAATTTGGACATTATCATTGGTGATTTGTGGCATTAGATCACCTCCCTTCTAGCTTTATTATAGCAGAATTGCGAGGAACAAATAGAAAAATAAGGAGGTAGAAACGTGCAAATTTATCTTTATCAACTAAGAAAAGAAAAAGGTATTACTCAAAAAGAATTAGCACAGAAACTTGGAATTTCTGAAACTGCATATCGCCAAAAAGAAAAAGGGCAACGTGCTTTCAAATCTGACGAGATGTTTATTATCGCTGATATTCTTGAAAAAGATATTGGCGACATTTTTTCAGATCCAAGACCACGAAACGTGGTTATTTAAGGGTTTAATATTAACAGAGAAAGGAGAGAGGGATGATGAGTGGCCTATCAAAAAATTTACTACCAATTCAAAATTTAGAAATTAAGATAAACAGTGACTCTAGTATTCCACGAGTTATTTTGAACGGAATTGATTTTCAAGCAGAAGATATTGGTCTTCAAGGTATCAAGATAATTTGGGAAACAAAGAAAGATGAAGTGCCAGAGACACTTATTCAGATTGATTATATAAATAACCGTGAAGCGCCTCATATAGTATCTGTCAAACAGTCGTTTAAAAATACTTTACTTAAATAGCTCTGGCGAGTTTTATTTACATTATACCAATTTAGAAAGGAATATTATGAACGAAATTTTTAATTTTCACGGGCAGGAAGTCCGTACTTTGACAATTGATGACGAGCCGTGGTTCGTTGGGAAAGATGTTGCAGATATCTTAGGATATAGCAAGGCTAGAAATGCGATTGCTCTTCATGTTGATGAAGAGGACGCCCTAAAACAGGGCATCCCTACTAGCGGTGGAACACAAGATATGTTGATCATCAATGAATCTGGTCTCTACTCTCTCATTCTTTCAAGTAAGCTTCCACAAGCAAAAGAGTTCAAGCGCTGGGTCACATCAGAGGTCTTGCCAGCCATTCGCAAGAAGGGCGGATTCATCCGTGAAGATTTGGACGAGGATGCTTTTATTGCTCTATTCACTGGCCAAAAGAAATTGCGTGAGCAACAAGCGACCATGCTAGAAGATATTGACTACCTCAAGAGTGAGCAACCGATTCATCCTAGCTATTCTCAATCATTACTGAAGAAGCGCAAAGCTCGTGTCGTGGCTTGCTTAGGTGGTATTGATAGTCCAGCTTATGCGGATAAGACTTTCGCTCAGTCAGTCTTTAGACAAGCTGAGATTGACTTTAAAGACCACTTCAACATTAGTCGCTATGACTTGCTACCTAAGAAGCATGCGGATGCCGCTCTTGCTTACTGGATGACGTGGGAGCCAAGTACCAATACCAAGATGAAGATTATGGAACTGAATACTTTCAGTCAAGCGTAGGGAGGAGTAGGGAAATGGAAATCAAATACATTTATAACAAAACGCCTCTTGGGTGGGTATGGCAAGTAGAAATTAACGGACAAAAACTTTTTTACCCATGCGGAGATATAAAAGGGATGGAAAAATTTGTTAAACAAAACCTTGATTTATTAGTAAAAAAATTGAATAGTACGGACAATTACGGACTAGCCTTTCTTGCTTGTGGATATAATGGGCAATCACAAAATGATTTTATCAACTATTGGAAAAATCAAGGAGTTAGTGTTTTTTAGAAAGGGGGTTTAATGGAAAAATTAAGTTTAGAACCAATTTATTTCGTGAACGAAAACGAGATGTGCAAAAAGCACCTGACGGAAATCAGGCGCATACTTAAATAATTAAAACCATTATATCACAAAAATGCTTGCCCGCATAGTTGAGAGGATGTAGAAAATGGAAGGAATAACGTTACAATTACGATTGGACGGCGAAAGTGCTGAATTGTTCACGAATCAATTATTGGCCTTTGCTGAAAAGCAGGTCAAGGAGCAGTTAGAGAATGATCGTATGCCAATCAATCAACAGGCTTTGATGAAGAAGTTTGGCTTTACTCATGGCTATATTAAGAAATTAGAACGTAAAGGATTAAGATTTCGTAAGCAGGGGAAAGATATTATGTACGATGTCAATGATGTTTATGAGATTTTAGAGTTAGAAAAGCAAGTACGAAAATTAAGAGCGTAAGGAGAACAATATGACAGAACCAACTTTATCAAGCCAACTTTTAGGAGTTGCAACAACTATGATTAGTTTGTTCATTGTATTGTCACTGATTGCATATGGTGAACAAAAAGCAAAAGCGAAAAAGAAAGCGCAAGAAGAACATGACAAGATGATTATTGACATCTACCAACAAGGGCGAAATCAATTCAATAATATCGCACGCACAAACATTCGCAACTGTGACCGTAAATTTACTTATGATACAGAAAAACCAGAAGGGCTACGTGAGGAACTACTTGCCCTACCACATCCAAAGGGGTGATTGCATGAACCTATATATTTGGAAGTGTGGATGTAGAGATTGTGGAAAAACATTCGAGTATGTCGATAGTTACCCAATCATTGAATGTCCGAAGTGTGGGAGCACGGATTTAAAGAATGAATTTAAAGGTAAAGCATACGACTAAAAGGAGAAAATAAAAATGGAAAACACAACAAAAATGTTAGCTAAAACAATTTTAATTACACTTGAAAATCAAGATAGATGGGTATCTGAACCTCGTTTTGAAACACTAGATGTCATAAATGATATTCGTAAACGCAATACACTTACAGAGAAGAAAATTGATGATGACGGGGATTTTTACGAAGAGTTCAAAGGATATTTGAATGATGAATTAGAAGAAAAACTAAAGATGATTGAGATTTCATTCAAACGTGATTTGGCAGACTATGAGCGTTACAAAATTGAGAAAATCAAAGCAATCACGAAAAACCTAGACATTATTAAACAATTGGCAGAAATCTATTCAGATGAAAAAGAAGAGGAAAAATAAACATGGCAACACTTTACGAATTAACAGGACAATTCCTTGATATCTACAATTTGGAATTGGATGAAGAAACTAAACTAGATACGCTTGATAGTATCGACTGGCAAACAGATTATGAAGAAAAAGTCGAAAACTATATCAAGGTAATGAAAAATCTAGAATCAGATGTCGAAGCACGAAAAAATGAAATCAAGCGCTTGACTGAATTGAACAAGACTGATGAAAAGAAGAAAGATCACTTGAAAGAAACACTTTCTACAAGCATGGCTCTTACCGGACATGAACGAGTGGACACACCACTATTTAAAGTGTCATTCCGTAAGTCTCAAGCAGTTGAAGTTGATGAGTTGGCACTTCCTGAAAGTTACAAGGTAGCAACGTGGAAGCCTGACAAAAAACGACTTAAAGAAGATTTGAAGAACGGTCTTGAAATTATCGGTGCAACTCTAGTAGAAAGGAAGAATTTGAGTATACGATGAAAATCACTAAAGCAACAGAAATTACAAACAATGATGCCTGTTACCTGATTTACGGTAATCCAGGTTTTGGGAAAACAACAGCAATTTCATTCATTCCAGGAAAGACATTGGTTATCAATATTGATAAATCAGCAAAAGTCTTAGCTGGTAATCCTAACATTGATATTGCAGATGTTGATACGCATAAGATTTGGGATGAATGGTTATCAGTGGTTAAAAAACTACTGAATGGAGCAGGGAAACCGTATGACACAATCGTAGTTGATAATGTTTCTGAATTATTCAGAGCTTGCCTTGCCAATCTTGGACGAGATGGAAAAAACCATCGAGTACCAACACAAGCTGATTACCAACGAGTTGACTTCACTATCTTGGATAGTTTACGAGCGCTTTTGCAGTTAAACAAACGGATTGTATTTACTGCATGGGAAACATCAGATCAATGGTCAGATGAGAATGGCATGATTTACAACAGGGCTATGCCAGACATTCGGAATAAAATCCTGAATAACTTTCTTGGTTTGACCGATGTGGTTGCTCGTTTGGTTAAGAAGACAACAGATGACGGTGAGGAAGTCCGTGGGTTTATCCTGCAGCCTTCTACAAGCGTATATGCTAAGAACCGTCTTGACGATAGGAAGGGGTGTAAGGTAGATGAGCTTTTCGCTCAGGGATTACCAGAAGGAACTGATAATTGACATTATCAAATCCATGAAGGCAGGCAATCGTAAAATCATGGTACAGTCACCACCACGTTCAGGGAAAACAGTCGTGATGTCTTTCATAGCTAAAAATGCAACTGATAAAAATAAAAAAGTTCTATTTTTTAGTCATAGAAAAGAAATCAATGAGCAAGTCCACGAAACATTCAACCGTGGAGGAGTAAACCTAGACAACGTTATTATCGGAACGGTTGGAAGTATTGTACGTAGATTGAATAAATTGCCAGAGGTAGATGTAATCCTTGTAGATGAAGCTCACCACATTAAAGCAAAACAATATCAAACAATTTTAAATCACTTTGAAAATGCAACTCAATTATTCTTTACAGGAACTCCAATCCGATTAGATGGCTCTGGGTTTCATGATCTAGCAGATGATTTAGTCGTAGGAAAGTCAATCCGTTGGTTACAAGAACACGGGAATATATCTGAGTTTGATTACTATTCAGTAAACCTACTGGATATGGCTAAACTTAAAAAACGCTCTGGAGAATTTACTAACCACTCAGTCGATGAAGCACTTGATTTTAAAACAGAATACGGTGATTATATCGACCACTACGAACGATTAGCAAAAGGAAAACAAGCTATCGTATATACCCATAGCGTAGAATACGCTGAGAGGGTTTCTAAGCGATTTTCTGAGCATGGCTATCAATCAGGTGTAGTCAGTGGAAAAACCTCACAGAGCGAACGTGAGAGCCTCATGCAAGCATTTAGAGATGGTAAGTTGACTATTATGGTTAACGTCAATCTTTTTACAGAAGGTATTGACCTACCAAACGTAGATGTTTGTATCATGTTACGACCAACCGCATCGCTATCATTATATCTTCAGTTTGCCATGAGGGCATTAAATCCAAGGGATGGCAAGCGTGCGATTTTAATTGATCACGTAGGCAATCATATTAGACACGGTCTACCAAACGATGATAGGGATTGGACACTTGATGGCACAAAGAAAACCAAGAAAACATCTGAGAGGTCAACAGTAACTTGTGAAGAGTGCTTCGCAACGTTTTGGAGAGACCAATTGGAAGACGGTTGTTGTCCTTATTGTAATGCAGAAGTGATTAAGAAGAAAACGATTGAGGACATCGAACGTGAGAAATCAGATGTTCAATTAGAAAAAATCAATCAAGGAATGGAATTTATTACCATTCAAGGCGAAAAGATAGAGGTCAAAAAAGAAGAAGCGATTGTGTATCGTCGTGTAATGACCTACGGAAAAAGATACACAAGATGTAAGAACTTATCGGAGCTTAAAGCGTTCCGTATACTCAATGGCTATAAACCAGGTTGGATGTGGCACAAACAAAAAGAATTAAATTTATGGAGATAATAAACATGGCACTTTTTTCAGTAAATTATGAAGCAGCAGAACAATTTTCATCTATCGAAGATGGAACATATGAAGTAGTAGTAGCTCAAGCAGAACAGTCAGCAAGTCAAAGTGGAACAGATTACTTAGACATTCGTTTAAAAATTCGTGATGACTTCCAACAGAAATTCCGTAATAACCTAATCTTTGATAAGGTATGGATCAACAAACAAACCCTTCAGTATCCAGAGTGGGCTTTGCAACGCTACGCTAAAGCAATTAAAATTCCTGAAGGTGTTGAAGTGAACACAATCGAGCAATTCCTAGGACTTATCACTGGTAAAACGCTGAAAGTGACTGTGAAAAATGAACAGTCAGAATACAACGGTAAGACCTACGATAACTTGAATATCAAGAAAATGGAACAGTCAGAATTACCTCCTTACTCTGGAGCAATTACAGAGCCTACTCAAAAGCAAGACGATGATTTAGACTTTCCATTCTAAGCCTATGGTTGGGATGGTAGATTATGCCCTTCATTATCAAAAACTAGGTTTCTCAGTCATCCCAATCGATAAGAAAAGTAAACGTGCAATCACTAAATTCAAGGATAAAACATTTACTGAGGATGAAATTAGAAGATTTTGGCACGAGCAACCAGATGCAAATATTGCAGTAAGAACAACCGATTTCTTTGTGATTGATATTGATGTATCAGTCACAGAGAATGGTTATGAATCTTTAAAAGAGTGGGAATTATCACAGTATATACCTACTACCTTGACTGCTACAACCCCTAGTGGCGGAAAGCATATCTTTCTTAAAAAACCAAAAGGGGTTGAGTTAAGTCAAGATATTCGTGTGAAACCTGGTATTGATATCAAGGCAAACAAAAACAATTATGTATTAGTCGCACCAAGCAATAGTCCAAAAGGAAAATATGTTTGGGATAAAACAACAGATGTGATTGCTGAAGCACCAGAAGAAATAGTTGCAATCCTACAAACATCCAAAAAAGCAAAAGAACCACTCAACTTCACAACTGACTACAGTCGAGGAGAGTTTTCAAGTAAAACTGCAAAATTATTCGAGCAAGTCGTTTTCGGTCTAGGGGATAAAGGTGGTAGAAATAACGCTCTTGCCAGTTTTATTGGTGGTCTCTTAATGAGAGGGGTTGATGTAGATGCAGTCTATTTACTTGCAAAAATAGCAAATCACTATACTTCAGACAGCTTACCAATGGATGAAGTAGATCGAACATTTGAAAGTATGGTTAGAAAGGAGATGGATAGACGAGGTGGCAGTGAACATTGAAGCAGTGAAGCAGGAATACAAAAGTAAAGTCATACAACATCCAGCGTTTATTGAAAAAGCAAATGACTGGAGAGAAATTCGGTTAGCTTGTCGGAACTATCGAGAAAATTGGCTCGAAAACGTAAAGTGGAACGAAACACAGTATGGTACACGAGAAGAAAAAAGCAATCCGCCTACACGGTTGACTGAGTTAGCAGTAGCACAAGGGATGGAGCAGATTTTACACATCGTGAACCTACCGAATGAACGTGTGGCAATTTATGATCCAGACCATGGATACTATCATAAAGACCCTAGTTTTGCTTATAAAATCATTCGGTTACTAGAACCAAATTTTAGTGAAGCTAAGTCAAAAAACGTTCTGTTCATGCTTGCATCTACTCCAAGATTAAATCAACACGAGGGGTTTTCATGTGATTTTTCAATTGGTGTATATAAAGACCCTAAACGCTTTATCTTAGTTAAGAATGGAATCTATGACAAAAAAGAGAAAAAACTACAAGGTTTTACGCATGAGTTTGTAGCCTTCTCGACCATTGGTACCGAATACGACCACTTTGCAAAATCTCCTGTCATAGACGGGTGGGATATTGATAGTTGGTTACTTGACCTTATGAGTGGAGATGAGGAACTTGTAGAACTTATCTGGCAAGTTATCTCAGCTAGTCTTAATGGCAATTACTCTTATCGTAAATCAATCTGGTTTGTCGGAGAAGGTAATGATGGTAAGGGTACAGTTCAACAACTCATTACTAATCTTGTTGGAATGAGGAATGTAGCCAGTCTTAAACTCAATCAATTTTCAGAGCGTTTTGCATTATCTATGATTGAAGGTAAGACAGTGATCATCGGAGATGATGTGCAAGCTGGTATCTATGTAGATGAATCTTCAAACTTTAACTCAGTGGTGACTGGTGAGCCAGTCTTGGTTGAGGAAAAAAACAAACAACCTTATACGACTATCTTTAGAAAAACGGTTATCCAGTCTACAAATGAACTACCACGGTTTAAAAACAAGACCAACGGAACTTACAGACGGTTTGGAATTATACCTTTTAGGAAGTCGTTTTCAAGTAAAGAAGATAACTGGGCAATCAAAGATGACTATATCTATCGTGAAGAAGTTTTGGAATACGTTTTAAAGAAAGCTCTTGAAATTTCATTCGATAGATTTATTGAACCTAAAGCATCACTTGAAGCCTTAGAAGATTTCAAAGAGTCAAATGATACGGTCAAGGCATTCGTCAATGAGTGGTTTGATAAATTCCAATCCACGCGCATCCCTTCAAGGTTTTTGTGGTGGTTGTATCAGGAATGGTGCAGAGATGAAGGAGTCACAAAATTGACTAAACGTAAATTTGAAACTCAATTAGCAAAAAATGTACCTGAGAATTGGGTGAAGAAAAAAATTAAACCTTTGGGTCAATTCATTCCCTCAGTAGATGTACCGAAACATTATACTGGATTTTCTTGGATGGATGATGAAAGTCAAATGCTTACATCAGGGTATGAATTGGTTACCGTTTACCGTTAGGTTACCGTATATTTTTATACTACGGTAACCATGTTTGAGCCTTATGTATCAAGGGGGTTGCTTATGTTGGTTACCGTATTACCTTTCTTTTCTATTGAAATAATAAAAAAATAAATAATATAAATATAAATAAAGAGAAAAGGTAACGGTAACGGTAACCTAGAGGCAAAAAAATGGCGCAAACCCTTGATATGACTGCATTTTTGTTGGTTACCGTTCTAAAATACAATACGGTAACCTAGGGAGGTAATTTGAAGTCAGAACAAGAAGTACAAAATGAAATTAGAGTTGGATTGTCTAAAGCTGGTCACATGGTTTTTCGTACGAATGTAGGAAAAGTGAGAATGATGGATGGTCGTTGGTTTGATACTGGATTACCAAAAGGACATCCAGACCTTTATGGCTTTAGATCAGATGGACAAATTTTTTATATCGAAGTTAAAAATGAAAAAGGTCGCGTTCGACCAGAACAGAAAAAATTTATTGAAGTAGTTAAGCGACGAGGTGCTAAAGCAGGAGTCGCTCGTAGTTTGGAAGAAGCACTGGAGATAGTAAATGAAAGTTGACGTACAATGTCCATTTTGTGGAGAATGCTATATCAGAAAGGTACAGCCAGATAAAATCTCTATTAGATGTTATGTCTGTAAGAAAGCATTATTTTTGAAATATGCCACAGACACAAAGGACGGTGTGAATGATAAAGGTATTGGACGGTTAGCACATGAACCGTTCAACCACAATGAGGAAGTTGTGGAATTAAGAGAGGTGTTTGAATGAGCATCAAACAACAAATGATTGAAGCATTGAAGCATTCAATCGAAAAGACGGAAGCTGATATTGTTAAATACTCACAACCTTATGAAAAGTCAGTTGCACAGAATAGAACTGCTCACAGAGAGTATTTGAAAAAGCAGTTGAAGAAGATGAAATCACAGTTAAAGGAGTTGGAAGATGAATAAACAAGAATTGATTGAACAGATAAAATGTTTAAAAAATATTTTCGGGAATAAAACTAAGCATGTCGAAAAAGATACGGTAATAAAACTTATTTCTGAACTAGACGAACCGCAGAAAGTCAAAATCCCGCAATTTGTGGCGGATGTAATTGAGGATGTAAGAGAAGATAGTTCAGAACTAGAGCAAGCATTTCAGTCTGCTTGGTGGTATGAAAGCGATGAATTTACAGAATGGTATAAAAAGAAATCAAACAGAGATGTATTCGCCCGAGCATGGCTTGACGGCTACGAGGTCGAGAAAGAAAAGCGGTATCGAGTGAGAGCAAAAGGAGTGTGCTTTAATGGCTGTCTAATTTTTGAAAAGATAAACAAAACGTGGCTTTTTTCTTCTATCTATGAAATAGATCATCAAAGAGGAAGCCACACCCGCAAACAATTAGAAGATGGGGGCTTTGGTGAAGTGTTTAACAGCACATTGTTTGAAGTTGAGGAGGTGGAGTGATGTCTAGAAAGATACAAGCAACGATTACACAAGATCTATATGACCATGTCGAAGCCATTAAAGAATATGGTGGTTATGGAAGCGTGTCTGAAGTAGTCAATAAAACACTTGAAAATTTAGTAAATGAATATACTGACAATGAAATATATAAATATTATTTGCAAAAAGTAAGAGATGGAAGAGAGGTCACAGAATGAAAGATTTGATGTTTTGGGGAATGTTTATAGCTTGCTTACTAATTTCGGCTATGACATTTTATATTATGTACTCTCAAGCGATGGTCAATAGAGATTTGGAAAGAAAATACTATGACTTAAAACAAGAACTTTTAAGAGTTTTTGGTTGGGATGAATATGACTGGGCAAAAAATTTTAGGGATTATGCTCGCGAAGTTGAAAAACTTATAAAGTTTAAAAAAGAAATTGAACAACTTGAAATTATTAAAAAAGCATTAGAAGTCAAAAGTTTGGAAGAATTGCATAAGAAGAAAGAACAGATTGAAAGTGTAATCAAAACACTAGAAAAATGAGGAGGTGGAGTGATGGAATTTTTACTAACAAGTACAGCTGGGTATGTTGAAAATAGAATCCCTAACGCCATAATTAAAAAATATAAAAAAGTAGAAGTTAGAGGTTTTTCGAGCTTTGAAGAATTTGATAAGCGATTATCTCGAATGGAAGGCAATTGGCTTTCTAAAGGAGTTAATCATAAAGCGTCTAAAGGTCAAATACAAAGAGAATTCCCGAACGGCGCAGAGGGGCATTTTATTGAAATCAATTCGATAGAGGAGTTGTTAGAATTTAAGAAAAAAGTTGGAAGTGAGCTGATAATTACTTCTGCAACTGATAATGAGTCAATTCCAGCTATTGAAATTTATAACTATTACAGGGAGTGAACATGAAACGATTCTTAATTGGCTATTGCCTACTCACTACTTGCTTATTATTTATGCAGCGTGAAGTGCAGAAACCATTGCTAGTTTATCACACTGATAGTAAATACGCTATCACTGGCAAGGTGGAAGAAAAACGAAAAATCGGAAGTATTTTCACTATCACAGTTAACGGTAACGTGTTCGTGGTGAGTGAGCAGAAATACAATGATGTAGAAATTGGAGATGAGGTGGAAATATAATGGCAAAAGTAATTAAAATACCAGTTACGGATGAAGATGGCAATCTAATCTATAAACATAGGATGTTGTCATGTTCTAAATGTGGTCATTATCCACTTGAAACAAGTATAGATTATTGCCGTAAGTGTTTATCAAAACAACATTTTACCAAAAAGCAATTAGAGGAGTTCGAATGAAGAAGAAGAAAAAGAAAGAACCGCCATTAAAGACTAATAAATACCGTGGCGAGAAATGGTTTCCGCTGCTTGGTCATGAGAAAATGTATGAAATCAGTGACTATGGTAGATTAAAACAAATTCGTACCAGTGCAGGTCTGCCAATAAAGATTATTCAAAAAGGTGTAAAACTTAAACGTAACGAACGAAAAGAATTGATTGTGAATGTTGTTAGTCCAAAGACTGGATTGGCAAATTATGTACCTTTGAGATTTTTGATGGAAATGCAATTCTTTGACAGGCAGTATGTAAAACCTATAGATGGTAATTACACGAATTTAAAATTATCTAATTTAATTCCAGAGGGGGTAACAGACAAAATATGAACACACTAGAAAATGTAAAGCAATGGTTTATTGACCGTGACTTAGAAAACGGTGGACGATTAGATAAGCAGTCACTCAAGTTGAGTGAGGAATTCGGTGAGCTATGTGCTGGTTATCTCAAGAAGAATGAGAAGGTGACAAAAGACAGCATCGGAGATTGTGCGGTCGTGATTGTCGGTCTGGCTTTACTAATCAAGGAAGATGTAAATCAGATTTTTAAAGAGTCTGGTAGTTTACGGAAGAAAGAAATTACAGAAACATTAATCTCTATCAATGCAAATATCAGTGAGTTTCAACTATCACAAGGATTTGCTAGTAAATTAATGTGCAGACACAATCTGGTACGCTGCATTGGATATCTGAAGAACCTCGGATATGATTTTGATGAATGTTTTGAACTAGCCTATCAAGAAATCAAAGACCGTAAAGGTTTATGGATTGATGGTTCATTTGTGAAGTGGGAGGAATTACCTGATGAACTACGAACAAAGATTAAATGATAATCAGCGTAAACGTTTTGCATTCATGCTAAAACAAAAACGCAAAGATAATAAATTATCACAAGAAAAGCTAGGTGACATATTAGGATATAGTCAATCAGATATTTATAAATGGGAAACATGCAAGACAAGACCTAACTTTTATCAAGTGGAAGATGTAGCGACCTACTTTAATCTTCCTATGAATGTTTTAATAGGGGAGGGATAAGTTGATTGATATCAAGAAACGCTTAAAAAAACTGCCTTATGTGAATATTAAAATCAAGTCCTTGCATCATGAGATCATTAGTCTTAGGTCTGGAACGGTTAAAGGGCAGTCATTTGATAGTATGCCTAAGTCACCATCGAATGATAATCGGACTGAAGATATGAATATAAGAGTGGTTGATAAGATTAATGAAATCTATAAGAAGATAGAACAAGAATATCAAGAGCAAGATGACTTAATCAAAGCGATTGAAAATCTTATTGATCCAATTCAAAACATTGTAATGCGATTGCTTTACATTGACGGTCTATCTTGGGATGAAGTTCAAAGAAGGTTGAATTGCAGTAATGCAACGATACAACGGGCAAGAGATAAAGCTATTCAAGAAATTACTAACACTTTTGATAATAATGATAGTAAATGATAGTTTTAAAGTGTTATTATGATATTATCGAATAGACGGTACGAGATAACGTTTCACGGTGATTTTGCCTCCTTTAGTTTTCTATCTCAGTTACCGTCTATTTACTTTTGGGAATAACAGGTCTCTCATAGGAGAGGTAAGGTTCTAGACCTTGCATAAGCTGATTAGTCGACATCGGCATGGATGCCAGTGGGTGCGAATCCCACTATTCTCATGAGAGGTCTTACATAAAGTCACACAATAGTGTGGCTTTTTTATGGCTTTAAAAAAGGAGCGCGATGAAACCAAAGAGGCTTACAATTCTAAACGGTAAAAGAACCGCTGTGGACTATGACAGTAGGAGTGAGGAATACACAAATTACAATCGTACAAGATGGCAGTACGATAAGGATGTGAAACGATTTTACAATTCAACAGTCTGGAAGCGAACAAGTCAGCAAGTATTACTTGAATCTGATTATGTCTGTGCTATGTGTGGTGATGAAGCTACTATGACAGACCACATCATCAGCGTGAAGCAGGATTGGTCTAAGAGGCTAGATAGGAACAACCTTCAAGCTAGTTGTAAGAAATGTAATGATAAGAAAGCAATCAAAGAGAAGTATTCTTATTGATTGTGCAATAAATAATAAAAAATGTCATCAAAAAGCGAACGAAAACAGAATACAAAAGGGCGAATTGGTCAGGAATACGCTGTAAAATATACGGAAATACCCCCTTTTGTTTTAAACGGGGGTGGGTATTGTTCGGATATAAGAACGCCGCCCTCTTCTGTGCGAAAAATTCCCTTTTTGAAAACTCAAGACAGGCAGAAAGGAGGATAATATGGGGCGAAAAATGAAGATTGTCGAAAGCAATAAGAAGCATTTGACAAAAGAAGAAAAAATTGCAAGAAAAACCATACAAGAAAAGGCTTCGGATGGTTTGGATGCATTGCAATTTACACCGCCAAAACATTTTGATCCAATCGCTAAAGCAGAATATAAACGAGTGATTGAAGATTTGAGAAAGCTACCCCTCAGAAATCTAGATCGTGCAGTTTTAGAAAGCTATTGCACCTGGTATGCAGTCTACAAAGAAATATCCCGTGGATTGCAAAAAGAAGGGTATGTTGTTGAAACAGATAATGGTAAGGTGTTGCCTAATAAGATGTTGTATAGTTTGGAACGTGCAACGACTAATCTAACAAAAGCAGCATCACAATTGGGATTGACAGTAGATAGTCGCATGAAGTTATTCGTGCCACAGGTTGAAGAAAAGAAAGAGAGTATTTTCGATAAATTTGGTAGTTAGGAGGTGAAACAAATGGAAGATGTAGCTTATCAATATGCTTCAAAAGTCGTAAATGGAGAAATCATAGCTAGTAAGAAAGTTATAAAAGCTTGCAAGCGCCATTTAAGAGATTTAAAGCGTATGAATGATGAAGATTTTCCGTATGTTTACTTACCTGACAAAGCAAAAAATCCGATAGATTTTATCGAAATGCTACCAGATGTCAAAACTGGTAAACCATATCCTCTGGCAGAATTTCAAAAATTTATTTTGAGTAGTCTGTATGGTTGGAGAAAGAAGTCTGATACATCTATCAGACGGTTTAAAAAAGCTTTAATCAGTCTTGCTAGAAAGAATGGTAAGACAATCTTGGTCGCAGGTATTGCCTTATATGAGTTTTTATTTGGTCGCAACCCTGCGATGAGTCGACAGTTGTTCTGTACTGCAAATGACCGCTCACAAGCACGTATTGCTTACGATATGATCCGTAAGCAGTTAGATGCTTTACGAGTCCATAATGCAGATATCAGAAAGGCTACGAAGATAGTCAGAGATGAACTTCGTAACTTGAATGATGAAAGTTATGTGCGTGCATTGAGTCGTGAAACTGGAGCAGTTGATGGTTTTGAACCGTATGTTGGTATCTTGGATGAGTTCGCAGCATCAAAAACTAATGAGATGATTGAGCTTCTCGAATCTGGTCAAGGTCAGTTGGATAACCCTTTGATTTTGATTATCTCAACTGCTGGACTAGACTTGAACGTACCGATGCACACAATCGAGTATGCGTACATTGAAAAACTTCTTGATGAAGAAGTTGAAAATGACGAATACTTTGCCTTCATCGCTGAACAGGATGATGAAGAAGAAATTGCAGATGAAAAGAACTGGATAAAATCAAATCCAATTCTCGAAGTCAAAGCACTACGTAAAAAGATGATGGAATATCTACGAAAACGTAGGAAGGTATCACTTGAAACTGGAACAGTAAATGAAGTCCTGGTCAAGAATTTTAATATGTGGCGACAATCCTCTGAAGAATCTTACATGGATAAAGAAAGCTGGGCAAAAGCTAAGATAGATAAACCGAACACTAAAAAGCGTAGAGTTTGGTTAGGTGTCGATGTTGGTAGATCAAGTGACTTATTCTCTATCTCTCCGATGGTTATGATGGATAATTATTGGTATGCGGATAGCTTTTCTTTTGTGGCCACTAAATATGGCTTGATTGCAAAAGAAAAAAGGGATGGTGTTTCTTATACCAACTTGGAAAGAGCTGGTGAATGCGAGATAACAACGCTTGAAAGTGGGGTTATAGATGATGAGCGCGTGCTTGAAAAAATCGAGGAAATGGTCTACCAAAACGAGTGGGAATTGCAAGGTATTTTCTTTGACCCTTATCAATTCGGTTCACTATTAACTATGATAGAAAAGCGACATCCAGAATGGCCACTAGTTCAGATACCACAAACCACCATGGTCTTGAACATGCCCACGAAACAGTTCCGAGATGATGTCCGTCAAGGGAAAATCAAGCATAGTGGCAATCAACTACTAACAATGGCAATCAATAATGCATATACTAGAGTTGATAATAACGGTATGAGGATTGATAAAAACAAAAACAGTAATAAAATCGACCCTCTAGATGCATTATTAGATGCTTATGCTGCTTGTTACTTAGAGCCATTTGATGGAAGTGGTTATTGGACAAACGAGAAAATCCTGGAAGGAGGTTCGCTATTTTGAAGTTATTGAAACATATTCACACAATTTTATTGTTAATCGGTTTAATGTTTTTGATTTACGGTTTATTTTTAATTGGGGATGTAATAGGATTTATAGCTACAGGCTTGATTTTCTGTTTTCTCGGAGCGTACATTGATAAAACAAAACAGCCTTGAAAAGCCTTACAAAATTTGATATAATGAACTAATTTTAGGAGGTTTTATCATGACAAAAGAACGAGTTAAACAACCAGTTTATAAAAAGCCTTTATTCTGGACTACCATATTGTTTGGAACACTTTCATTTTTCCTTGTGGTCATGCTTTTTGTAATCGATTCACATTATGTTGAATTGACAAATGCATTGACAAAGCATAATTTGTATTATAGTTCGAAAAATAAAGATATCTATAATATCTCTAACTTTCAAGAAAATACTGAGTCATCTTCAAATAACGATATTATTTTGACTAAAAAAATTGGTGAGAAAATAACATTTGAAGAAGGAAGTATCGAAGTAAGAGGGATGGATATAGCTGACGGGAAAGTTACTGTAGCGATTATTTTAGAAAACAATACAGATAGAAAATCCAGTTTCAACCCGAAAGAATTTGTAGCAAAGGCTGGAGATGAAACGTTAAATTATATTGGATTGCAAGAGGTTTCAGGATTAACAGGCCAAGGTGAAGTTAAAGAAGTGTCACCAAAGTCGAATGCTGTATTCTTTTTGAATTACAACCTACCAAAAAATAATTCTTCAGATTTCTCTATGCAAATAGGAAAATATCTTTGGAAGTAATTATGCTAGCACCAGTTGGTGCTTTTTTTATGCTCAAAAACAGAAAGGAGGTGAGAAAATAAATGACTTTTTTTCAATCTTTAGGTTCGTCAAAACTATCTTATGACGATTATATCTCTTCGGTAATCTCTGGTAATTCAAGTCCTGAATATACTGGTATATCTGCTTTAAAAAATAGCGATGTCTTGACTGCAGTATCTATCATAGCTGGTGATGTTGCTCGTTTTCCATTATTGAAAAAGGATTTAATGGGTAATATTGAGCAAGATGAAGATATGAATTATCTACTGAATGTCAAAGCCACAAGTAATACATCAGCTAGACAATGGAAGTTTGCGATGACCGTCAATACAATCTTGACTGGTAATTCATTCTCTCGTATTCTACGTGATCCAATTAGTGGCAAACCGTTAGAATTTCAATTCTTTAGACCGTCTGAAACGACTGTCGAAGAAACCAATGACCATGAATTGATTTACACTTTCCGTGACCGTCTGAACGGTAAGGAAATCGTATGTAAAGCAGAAGATGTCATTCATTGGAAATTCTTCAGCCATGACACTATTCTTGGTAGGTCTCCATTGCTTTCCCTTGGAAATGAAATCAGTTTGCAAGATGGTGGATTGAATACCTTAATTAAATTCTTCAGAGATGGTTTCTCAAGTGGAATTATCAAACTTAAAGGTTCTCAATTAAACGGTGAAGCCCGTAAAAAAGCCCGTATGGACTTTGAAAAGATGCGTGAGGGTTCGACAGGTGGCAGTCCATTGGTATTTGATGATACCCAGGAATACACTCCACTTGAAATTGATACGAATGTCTTGCAGTTGATTACATCAAATAACTTCTCTACTGCACAGATTGCTAAAGCTTTACGAGTTCCTAGTTTTAAATTAGGAGTAAATAGTCCTAACCAATCTGTCGCACAGTTGACTGAAGATTATGTAACCAACGACCTTCCGTTCTATTTTGATGCAATCACAAGCGAACTTGCTTTGAAAGTATTTAGTGATGAAGAGCGTAGGAAGTATCGTGTTGACTTTGATACTCGTAGCGTGACTGGTAGAAATGTAGATGAGATTGTAAAACTTGTAAACAATCAAATCTTGACACCTAACCAAGCCTTGATTGAACTTGGTAAGGAAAGCTCTACTGATCCAAACATGGACCGTTACCAGTCAAGTTTGAACTATGTCTTCTTGGATAAGAAAGAAGAATATCAATCAATGAAAGGAGGTGAGACAAAGGATGCCAAAGAGAATCAAGATGAAAGGTCCACTGATTCCGAACAATAGTCAAGAAGCTTACGACTACTTCGGTTTGGAAGCGGTCAGCGCTAAAGCTATCACAGATTCTTTCCCAGAAGACAATAGCGATATCGTTTTGGAAGTTAATTCAAACGGTGGTCTTGTTACTGTTGGGAGTGAAATCTACACAGCATTAAAAAGCTATCCAGGGAATGTGACAGTGGAAGTAACAGGAATGGCAGCAAGCGCTGCTAGTGTTGCAATCATGGGAGCTGATAAAGTGCTTATCAGTCCAACAGCGCAAATTATGATTCACAAAGCGCTTTATAGTTATGTATCTGGAAATAGCGACGATTTAGATAAAGCTTCTAATGCGCTTAAATCTAGTGACCAGGCAATCGTGAATGCGTATGTTGCCAAAACTGGATTGAGTGAAGAAGAAATTCTGGATATGATGAAGAATGAAACCTTCATGTCAGCTAGTGACGCGGTTGAGAAAGGCTTTGCAGATGAAGTGATGACCTTTGATGATATTGGTGCAGTAGCGAGCCTAGAGAATGGATTGTTACCACAAGCAGTTATTGATGACTTCTACGCTAACCGTAGCAAGCGTAAGTCAGAAATTCAAAATATGCTACGAGAAATCGAAAAAGAAGAATTACTTAAAGGGCTATAAGCTCTTTTTTTAATACTAAAAAGGAGAATAAACAAAATATGTTTAAAGAAAAAATGAAAGAACTTCAAGCACAGATTGTAAATATCGGTGCTGAAATCGTTGCTAAAACAGAAGAATTGAAATCTGTTTTGAATACTGAAGATCTCGAAAAAGCTCGTGAAATCCGTGCTGAAATCGACAACTTGAAATCACAAAAAGAAGAAGTAGAAAACAACTTGAAGACTTATGAAATCGCAAAAGAAGGAGCTGGAATGGAAGCGACTATTGAAAAACACGAAGTAAAAGCAGACGGTAAAACTTACCGTGATTCTGTAAATGAATGGGTACGTACTAAAGGTGCTGTTGTTGATTCAAACTTGAAACTTGAAGGAAAAGACCTTCTTATCCCTATGAATGAAGCAGTAAATCCAACACAAGACGGATTGAAAAAAGCAAACACTGAAAAAGTAACTAGTAAGGAAATTGTTACTACTCCAATGCGTGAAGTTAAGACAGTTCTTGACCTTAAACAATTTGCTACTATTCACAAAGCTGCTAAAGGTGAAGGTTCATATCCTATCCTTAAACACACTACATCTAAGATGGCAAGCGTAGAAGAATTGGAAAAAAATCCAGCTCTTGCTAAACCAGAATTTACAGATGTTCCTTGGAAAGTTAAGACTTACCGTGGTGCTATCCCACTTTCACAAGAAGCTATTGACGATGCAGATGTTGACCTTCTTGTAATCGTAGCTGAAGCAGCTAACCAAATCAAAGTTAACACTACAAACGATGCAATCGGTGGTGTTTTGAAAACATTTGAAGCTAAAAATGCAGCTGACTTAGATGCAATCAAAGCTATCTTGAATGTAGATCTTGACCCAGCTTACAATGTATCATTTGTAGTTACACAAAGTTTCTACCAAAAACTTGACACAATGAAAGACAAAAATGGTCGCTACTTGCTTCAAGATTCTATCGTTTCTGCATCAGGTAAAGCATTCCTAGGTCATCCAGTATTCGTAGTTGCTGACACAGTTCTTGGTGAAGCTGGTGAAGCTAAAGCCTTTATCGGTGATGTACAACGCGCTGTACTATTTGCTGATCGTCAAGAATTGGGTCTTCGCTGGACTGACAATGAAATCTATGGTCAATACTTGCAAGCAGTTGTACGCTTCGACGTTAAGAAAGCAGATGCTAAAGCTGGTTACTTTGTAACTATGCCCTAATACTCCCCCAATTAGTGGGGGTGTCTCACGGTCAGCTGTAACTTTAGCAGTACCAACCGCAAGTAGCACCAAAGCAGACATCATGTCTTACCTAGATAGCAAAGGAATTTCTTATGCTGCTTCTCAAACCAAAGAGCAACTACTAGCCTTGATTGGAGGTTAGGAATATGGAAGCTAAAAAGAATGGTTTTCTTGAAGAAGTCAAGTTGTATTGTAAAATCGACTATGAATTTGAAGACGATTTACTGATTGAACTTATCGAATCGGCAAAAGAGCAGATTTGTTTCGCAATTGATAATGATTTAAACCCAGATGATTTAGTGGATTATGCTAAATTCCGTTTAGCTGTCAAAAAGCAAGTAAAAGAAGAGTACGAACACCGTGGAATGTCAGCAGATACCATGCGCTATCCATTGGCAAATGGTGTGCTGAATATCATTCACCAGCTTAGAACACGGAGGGAAAGTTAATGCGGACACGTAACATGAATGTTCGCATTACTTTTTTTCAAAGAATAGGCGGACAGAATGAAGATGGAGAAGTGCTAGATTTCGAAAGGAAGGACTTGTATACTTGCTGGGCAGAAGTTTCTAAAACATCTATTAAGGATTTTAGAGAAAGTGCGACTGTCACAAAAGCTGGTGGACTGGTAGAGCACAAAGACACTAAAACATTCTTAATTCGTCATCTTCCAAAACTTCCTTTTGACAATTCTTGTTATGTAGATTTTGATGGTAATGAATATCAAATCGTAGCCATCGAACGAGATCATGCAAACAAGGAAATTGACTTAATTAAGGGAGTGATGTTGTCATGACAAAAGGATTAGACCTTTGCCTAAACAACCTTACAAAATTGGAGGTTAAAGCACCTAAAGTAGCTCGTGAAGCAGTCACAATGGTTGCTGAAGAGTTTGAAAAAGAACTTGAAGTAAATACTCCAGTTTCTGATGAACCAACATCTACTCGATTGAAAGCAGATATAAAAATCAGCAATTTCAAAGGTCGTGGAGGTGCTCCTTCAAAGGATATAGGATTTGGTCGTACTACTGGTTGGCGTGCTAGATACCCAAATAGCGGTACAATCTATCAAAAAGCACAGGACTTCGAGGAAAAGACTATTAATGCAGTTACTCCTCGCGCTAAAAGAATATATGAACAAAAAATAAAGGAGGTGCTAAAATAAATGATTGCTGAAACTGAAGCATACAAACTTTTGGTAGCAGATGAAAAGTTAAATCAACTGTTCAATGAGTTTAGAGGTAAAGAATTTCCAGGATATAAGCAAGGTATTTTTACTTATGATATTCCTGAAAAACCTACAAACTTAAAACAAAAAGAACTTGCTCCGTTTGCAAGAATTTATTTAACTTACGAAGCACCTCACAAGTATGCAGATGATGAAATCATCTCAATGGAACAACGTATCACAATCAACTTTTGGTGTAAGAATGCAAAGCAAGCTGACCGAATCGCCAAAAGAATGGATACAATCTTAGAAAGTAGTGGATTTGAACGCTACACAGCAAATGAGAAACCTCGATACATGGATGACGATATTGGACTATTAATGAATGTCCGAAAATATCGTCTTTTTGATTGGAGCGATCTCGAAGAAATGAAAGGAAAATAAATAAATGTCTAAAGTTAAATTTGGTTTACGTGGTTTTGAATATGGGGTTTTGAATGATAAAAACCTTGTACCAGGGGATACTAAAAAAATCCCTGGTTTGAAATCAGCAAAATTGGATATCACAAATGAATTGAACACTATCACAGCAGATGATGGACCATACGTAGTATTGTCTTCTGGTATCACTGGAACAACTCTTGAAGTTTCATGGCTTGATTTAGGAAGTGATGCACGTAAGGATTTCTACGGTATCACTGTCGAAAACGGTGTTGAAAAATACAATAAGAAGATGACTCCAAACGATATCGCTTGCTTGTTCCGTACAACTGGTGATGATGGTAAAGGTATCTGGGTTGGTCTTCTTAAAGGTAAGTTCTCACTTCCAGGTATGGATTTGGAAACTAAAGACGGTTCACCAGAACCTAAGAACGATACTGTATCTGGTAGCTTTGTAGCCCGTGGAGATGACGATGAAGGTCTTGTAATTGTAGTTGGTCGTGAAGATAACCCACAATTCCAAGAAACTGAATTCCGTAAACTCGTTTTCCCAAAGTCTTAAGCGGTGCTAGTTCTGAACGAACAGTAACCGCTGGACCAGTTGCAGCAAGACAAGAAGCATAAGAACAGGCTTGGTTATTCCAAGCCTTTATTTTTTAAAAGGAGTTAATAATGTTTGAAATTAAATTTAAAAAAGCAGGTGTGTTGAAAGAATTTTCAAAAGACTACGTAAATGTAGAAGACAACCTGTTGGCTTTGGAACACCAGGTTCGACAAACTTCATTGTACGAAAACAAGGAAGATTTGCTAAACCCTGCTAAACATCGTGAGTTGAATGAAGCATATCTTGAAATGTTTGTAAAAATGTACGGTGAGCAATTCGATGCAGAAGATTTGAAGAGTGCAAGTGTTGAAACGCTTGAAACATTGAATGATCTATATCTTGCAGCACTCGGTGGAAAACAAGAAGAAAAAGAGACCGCCAAGGGAAAAAAGAAGAAAAAGGGTTAAGCCCTAAAGAAGCTCAAAATAATTTATTAGTTTGGGTTCAATCATTAATGAGTCAAGGATATACAATCCATGATATTAAAAGAATGCGCTTATCAGATTTTGATTTGATGGTGCAGGCTTTAGAAACAAAAGAAAGCCAAGAGGAAGAAGAAACGACCCTTGACAAGGCCTTCCCATTCCTTTTTGGATAGAAAGGAGAATGAATGGCAAGTAATATTGGTGAATTAGTCGCCACTGCAACCTTAGATGTCGCTCCTTTTCAGTCGAATGTCGGGAGGTTGAAAACCTATTTAAAAGGTGTCGATAATTCCCTAAAAGCGATGGAAAACAACTTTAAAGGTGCTGGTAAGAATGTCAGCAACTTAAAAGGACTGTTATCGCAAACTGGTTCAGCTCTTAGCTCATATCAAAAGGTATTGAGTTCACAGAGTGAACGATACAATCAGTTAAAAGCTAGTATAGGTGATGTTTCAACTGCCACTGCTGAACAAAAGCAGAAGTTAGTTGAAGCAAGTGCTAGTATGACAGCTACTGCTGCTAAAGTAGCTGAATTACAAAACCGTTATCAACAGTTAGCTAGTTCTATGAGAAAGGTTTATATCGATGATAGTGCATTTACTAAATTTGGTAATAGTGCACGGGAAGTCGGTGAAAAATTCAGTAAAGTTGGTAAAGAAATTTCTGGATTTGGTTCTGCTTTAACTCGTGGTGTTACTGCTCCGATTGTAGCAGGTGCTGGTCTTGTAGTGAAAGCTGCAATCGATTATGAGTCAGCCTTCGCGGGCGTAAAGAAAACGGTGGACGAAACCGCAACGGTATCTTATCAAAAGCTATCAGATGGCATCCGTCAAATGGCTAAAGAACTGCCAGCAAGTGCAGTTGAGATTGCAAATGTAGCAGAAGTAGCGGGACAGTTAGGTATTAAAACAGAAGATATTCTGACATTCTCACGTACCATGATTGACATGGGAGAATCAACCAACTTGAGTGCTGAAGAAGCTGCGACTGCAATCGCAAAGATTGCCAATATTATGGGGCTAACATCGGACGAATATTCTCGATTCGGTGCATCCGTGGTGGATTTGGGTAAATATAGTTGCCCAGCTATTGAGAAATCAGTAG